GATGACTGCTGTGCCGTAAGATGAATTGCCATAATCCCGATACGCTACTATGAAGTGAGTGGCGTCTAGAGCAGAGACGGAAGGGTAACGAGTGTCTCCTGAATTGAAGACATATTCTGAACCGTAAGATATTGTAGAACCTGAGACTGTTCCTATGACTGCTGTGCCATAATCTGAATTGCCATAATCCCGATACGCTACTATGAAGTGAGTGCTGTCTAGAGCAGAGACGGAGGTGTCATAAGTGTCTGCTGAATTGAAAACTGCTTCACTTCCATAAGATATAGCACCTATTATCATCAACATTCCCAGTAAAGGATTGTGAAAAAAAGTTGCTAACGCTATTATAAACAACGAAAGAAACAACATCTTCTTTTTCGTTTTCTTTGCTGCGTTTTCACGAGTGTTGAAATAAATAGCATTTTGTTCAACACTTTTGGAGAAATCCCACTTCTTTTTTATTTTGTTAAATATATTCATTGTTTTTCAAATTATACGCTCAACAACAACGCTGTCCTTTCTGGCGGTTTTTATTTTGTTTTGGATGTCTAACATTGTATATTTTAAAACAGACATATAAAAATGTCTGTTAGAGATCCGAGAATGATTGTAAATCAAATTCAGAAAATCTAACAGATATTCCTAATTATACAACCATTTATTATAGCGCACTCAAATCAATTTCTTTATAATGTTTTGAGATATAATCACCGTGGGTGTAAATTTTGAAACCCACTTCTCGTACCTTCTGGGAAAAAAATAAATCTAAACCAAGTGTTTCAATTCCATCTTCATTATATTGCCTTTCAAATGGACATTTAATAGTTTCAAGGACTTTTCTGGAGCATAAAATACAACCTGTGCCTGTAGCATCTATTTCTGTTAGCCCTTTAATTTCTTTCAATGGAATTAGTGATCTATCTTCGTCTGATTTGAAAACATTTAAAAAAGTAGTTGAGTGAGAATAGATTGGAGTTGGACAACTAATTATGTCTTTTTTATACTCTATTAATGATAATGGATTTTTTGCTGGAAGAGTGTCTCCATCTAATTGTAACAGATGAGAGCAATTTGAATTTAAGAACCTACTAGTTATCTTATTTCTGTTATTCTCAATAGGTCGATCTTTGCTGGACTCAAAATACACTTGATAAGGACAATCTCGTAGCCATCTCGGGAGAGCAATTGTAATATTATCATTTATGCAGCCCTGATTTAAAATTGAAAAATATATCTTAGGCATAATTCTCCTTTTCTTCTAAGAACTTTTTCATATTATCATTCCATTCTTCTTTCGATTGTTGAGATAATCCTGCTAAATAATAATCTTCTGTCACTTCTATTTCCGCGCCGAGATGTCCAATTTTTAATGTTCTATCAACAAATATTTCATAACCCAATTTTTTTGCATTCATCGACCAAGTCAGGTCCGAAGAAAATGTATTTGCGTGATAGTAGTAATACGGTTTCTTCATCTTCTTAAATACTTCCATATTTATCAAAGTACAAGCAGATCCTGCTGCATCGACACTAATTAGATCATTATCTCCTTTTGTATAATCAATTGTTTCGTAGCATTTAGTTTCTTCTATCCATTTGAAAATACATGGGTAATGGGGAGAAATTCGACGGAATGATAATGCATGACAAATATCTACATGACGATTATACAATCGTGCTAGAGAGTCTGGTGGAAATGTCATATCTGCATCTACGTAAAATAGAAAAGTCGATCCATTTTTAAGAGCATTTTCTACAATACGGTTTCGAGAAAATGGTAATTGAAATCCCTCAACAATATTGTAGTCTATTTCAACGTTAGGAGGGAATTGCAATGACATCAACGATTGCATAAATTTTCTATGAACATATGCAGATGACATCGGAATTCCGATAGTGATCTTTATTTTTTTTATAGACATATTATTAACATTTTAAACCTGTTTATAAAATATGTATTAAATAATATATAGTACTATATATTACTATCCACACGTCACAGTCCAAACAATCGAAAGCGTATCCGACGCGCCCTTATTTACAACACTGAATGTTGAAGCAGCAAGCATAGTTCCCGCATCAGCGACAGACGAGTTGAAAATACCTGCTTCAGTAATCGCCCCAGTACCGTCTCCCGCCGCCCAACTCGTTTTGTAGACAACATCATTATCATTAGCACCCGTGCCTTGCTCTGGATAACTGCCAGATAGTGCATTTCTATCAATTTCTGAATTTAGAGTAGTACTACCAACTGCAAACGGTGTGCTTCCTGTACCAATTGACATCCAACCCATTGCTGCTTCGCCTGGAGTCACTGAAAGTTGATCAGCGACATGCGCATCTCCTACATCTGTAAACGTATTTGACTTATCTACAACAGTTTTAGTGTTTCCATCTTTGTCTGTCAATTCAATCTTGATGTGTCCAGTAAATACTTTTTTTTCTTTCTTTTCTTGTACTTTAATATCAGTCATCTTTTTGTCCTTTCTCAACAAGAGTGTCAACATCGATTTCTTTCTTTACTGTTTTAATGTCATAGTCAGGAATTTCTACATTGCCTTTCCGCGCAAGAAGAATAGCTGAAGTTGCATCTATTTCGAGTTCATCACCAGGTTCTCTTATTTGCCCATTTTTCATCATTCTCGTAATGAATCGTACTTTAATTCGCATATTCTTGTTATTATTGATTGATAAAAATCATATGTCGACCGTTTATCATATGATATATTTTAATTGTAACAATAGTATCATTCTTTGTACATTTTTAAAATCCTTTATGTTGATTGTATTCGTCGATTGTTACTTCTAATGATTCTACACATAAATGTGGATTGTTTTGTGCAAATTTTGGCACTGTTTTGAAATATTGATATGTACCGTGTTGAATATATTTAGTAGGCGGATAATTATCTGGCGATAATACTCTAAATACTTGAATTTTTGAGTTAGAATGTATCTCTTCATCATTTATTTCAATATTACATAATTTAGCAGAATGTTGGTGTTTTGTAAAAGTTCTACATTTTTTGATAAATTGCCTAAATGACGTCGTTTCTTGAATTAACTTTTTATACACTACATGCTTAATATGCTTTGGATATAACAGTTTTGATGCTAATAAAAAAGAAGTCTCATTTGTATCTATGTTTGCCCAACGTTTTCGAGTTAAAAAATAGTTACTATTAAGACGTCTTTGTCCGTATGTGTTATCGATATGATATACACTGACATCCTCGACATTTATAAAAATACCATCTTTTTGTGCATGTTCATATATTTCAGCATCAATACCCCATTCATCATTACTTTCACGCACAGTGTTAATGTAATTGACAAATGCTTTTTTTGTTAACATTAAACAACAACCAAATAATACTGGTGAATTTACTTTAATTGCATGCCCATTATAAAAATCAATAATACCATTATGTCGATCTGCATTTAACACTCCTTCTATCCGAGGAGTTACGCCAACAACGTTTTTAAAATCAAACACTTCAAGTAGATTTACCAATATATTATCACTTAATATTTCAATATCACTATCAAGTTTTACATAATAATCAAAATCTCGAGGTATTTTAGATAAATATTGATGAAAATTTTGATAAATATTTACTCTTTTTGAAGAAGTAAAAAGTTTAAATTTATATTTCTTCTGCAACGTTTTCAATTCTTTTAACGTCTTAGCATCAGAATGATCATCGAAAACATAATGCGTAAATTGACATCCTGCTCGAGCATAAAGACTATCGAACGATCTTTTGCAATACGCTGGACGATTGTAAGTGAGAGAGATCACGCATATTTTCTTTTTCTCCGTCATACTCGTTTATTATTTTTATAATTTTTTTTGTCACTTTACTACCAAAAAGAGAAGGCACTACAGGTGTCGTTTTCTTAGAAAATTCTCGAATGATTTTTAGAATATGTTCTTTTTCCATTTTGTCTATAAGAACACCATATCCTTGCTTAATAATTTCAGGACGTTCTGTCGTTTTTCTTAACACTATTATTTTTTTATGAAAAGAAGGAATTTCTTCTTGAATTCCACCAGAATCACTAACAACATACTCACAATATTTAAGATGCCATAAAAAATTCGTGTAAGTCATTGGCTTGACAACATCTAAACCAACTTCTTCAATTATTCTTTGTACGTTAGGATTTGGATGTGCTGAAAGAATAACTTTAATTTCTTTTGAAAGTTCTTTTAATGCAGAAAATATTTCATACATGTCATTACCCAAACTTTCACGCCTATGGACAGTTGCTAACACATACTTTTCAGCAATTGGCCTATGTTTTGGTAATTTTCTTTTTGTTATTTTTATCGAGTCCTGTATTGTGTTACCGACTAAATGAATGTCACCCAATACATTTTCTTTTTTTAAATTTCTTCGTGCCTGTTGCGTTGGGGCAAACATTATATCAGCCATACTATCTATAAGAGTTCTATATATTTCTTCGGGATATGGATTTTGTCTATCGTGCGTTCTTAATCCTGCTTCAGTATGAACTAATTGTATTTGATTCGTGACAGCAACTAATGCACCCGCTAACGCAGAAGTAGTGTCACCATGCACCCAAATTCTTTTAAAATTATGTTGTTTGACAATTTTGTCTATTCTTGAAATGCTTCTTGACAAAAATAATGTCATTGAAGAACAATTAGACATTAATAATAAATTAACATCTGGCACAATATCAAATCCTTTCAACATTGATGATGCTAATGTTGAATGTTGTCCAGTATGAATCACAAAAGGATTCATTTTTTGTATCAATGGAGCAAGCTTAATAGTGTCAGGCCGAGTTCCAAGAATAAATGCATCAGTCTTTTTATATGAATGTTCTAACATAATTAAAAATATTTAAATACATTAATATACAATTAAATCTTTTTCTACAGGAAAATATATTTTTGTACTTTCCATTTGCTTTCTTTTTTTGCCCGATATAAATAATTCTGTTACATCATTGTTTGATGAAACTGCATCATGTTCATTTTTACGAATAAGAAATTTTTTAAATAATTTTTCACGCACATATGATAACGACCATAAATCATTCATGCTTAAATCTACTTCACCTAAATTATAATTAGACAATATTGTTAAAATTTCTGGTATTTGCGAAATAGAAAATTGTCTTTGTGAACCAAATATATCAAGTACTAATACTAATTCACCACCTTCTTTTAAGCAATTATCCATATTCTGTAACGATTCTCTCCAATCTTTGATATGCTCTAAAACACTTAAACAAAGAACAATATCATATTTTTTGTCAGTGCTTTTTTTAGAAATATCCTGGCATATAAAATTATTATGTTTTGTTGCTCTGCAACTATCGACATTTTTATCTAAAATATCAAAAGTTTTAAAAGGTTCATCAAGATAATCAGCAAATAAACATGCACCACCTCCAATATCTAAAACATCTTTATCTTTAAAATTTATTTTTTGTTTTACAAAAGGATACATCCAATATCTTGACCAATGCGGTCCAAATTTTAAATATCTTTCTGCTTCGTTTTCCAACTCTTGATTTTCAAAATGAGTATATTTTGAAAAAGTAATCATTTTTTATGTTTATTAAATAATTGAATAGCTAAATTAATTCCCTCTTTGTTTGAATTGATTCCCCATTTTTCTTTCAGATATAATATGTCTTTATTTTTGGTACTGTCATCTATATATGGCATACATTGATGACGATGCCAATGTTGCACTTCTGATATTACTGCTGAAGATAATCCAGCTTGACACATTCTAATAAAAAAATCCAATCCTTCTGAATAACAAAATATATTTTCATCAAGCAATCCAATTTTATTAAATACGTCTCGTTTTATCAGCCAGAAACAATCTCGATAAAGAGGACACGATGTATATTTTTTTAATGACGCATCACTTAAATATTTATTGTAATCATTACACTCATACAAACTTAACGCATCATACTTTTGATTTAAAATATCTAATGTTTTTTCTTGCCAATCTGATTTGATATCAATATCGTTGTCAACGAATGCTATCACTTCACCACTTGATAATTTAAAACCCTGATTAAATGCTTTTGTGATTCCTATGTTTTCTTTATTTCTAATATATATGTCTACGTCTTTTTCACAATCTAATCTAAAAGATGAACCATTGTCAACATAGATAAATTCAAAATTGTTTGAATATTTAATTAAATGATTAACAGCTCGTTCAGCAAGAACTACTCTTTTTTCGTCTGCTATAAGACTAACCATTATAATTGATAATTTCATTTTTGACATATTTTTTTATCATATTTTATTTTCTTCTTTATTTTGCTTGATGATTGTAATTTATAATATGGTGATTGAATGACTTTACCACCATATTTCTCAACATATTCGTTAGCAGGTTGTTCATCGTGATCTGAACTTTCCATTAAAATATCTGGTTTATATTTTTTAACATTTTCTAATGGTGAATAAGTATATTGAGGAATCGCTTTATCAACAAAACTCAGACTATTAATTAATTCTAAACGTTCATCTATAGACATAACAGGTTGTGATTTCTTTTCCATGACAGCATTGTCAGTTAATACTCCTACTATTAAATAATCACCTTGTTGTTTTGATCGTTTAAGATGTTTTAAATGTCCAAGATGTAATATATCAGCAACTACATATGCATACACCACTTTGCCTTTTTTAGACCACATCCAATCATAGAAATAATATAACAATAATTTAGATAACGTATACGTAATAGTTATTATCGTCATTTGCTTTATATCACCTGTAATTGTGTATGTAATTAAGCCAAGTATTACATTTCCTAAAATAATTTCATATGTAAATGCTTTTATTGCATATCTAATTTTTGGTTTTATTTTACTATTCAACCAAGCTCTTTCATGAAGATAAAATAATATTAAAAAAATACCATGATGAATAAAAGTTATTATAGTAGTCTGGAACCAATTATGTGTAAATATCCAAACAATACCCGCGAGCCATAATATACCAATTATTCTCCAGACTATGCTTTTTAACATTGATTTTTTATGTGAATCTTTTATCATTATAATTTTTAATCCAATTGACTTCAATATTCAATTCATTACATCCATCTATTATTGTTTGTGCTCCTTTTTTCATCAATTCGACTGTTTTTTCTGAAAGATAATGAGTATTGTTTCTCATTTTTTTATCTATTTCATTAGCAACTTCAAAATGTTCTTTATCATCTATTCTTTCAAGATTACAACCAATTATATTTATTGGATTTGCACCCATCATGATCACTGAGTAAAGACAAGCATGCAAACATGTAGCATATCCACCAAAAATTGTTCTTTCAGCATTTCGCGCTTCTTTGACTCTTTCTTTCATACATTTAAGAGCAACATCATTATTTTCCATCCATTCTTTTACGTTACCTGTCGGCGGGTATGGTTTAAGAAGCAAATAGTAACTTTTGAGAGCTTCTTTAACTAAAATTTTAGAAGCATTTTCATTACTACCAAATAATGGCCAGCCATAAATATTACTCTTTTCTAAAATTGAAGAATCTTTATCACTTAAATATTTGAGTCTATCGTATTCGTTAAAATATCTATATGTTGCATCCGGATATTTAAGATATGCTAGATGAAGAGTTATTCCAATTTTATCATCTAAAAAATTATCAGGATAATCATCAAGAGAAGGATCTGAGCCTACTATCCATACTTCTTGATTTTTGTGTTTGTTATGCAATTCTGTTATTGATTTCATATATTTAATTAATTTTTCTTAAAACAAAAAACCCTTCGCCCCCAATAATTCCTATTTTTTCATAATCAGTTTGATATTTTTTATAAAAATCATTTGCTGCTGCATGAACACTATTAAGATGTGAAGGATTGAAATAATCATGTCCAATAATGTAGGAATTCTTTTTAAGATGTTTATGTAATATTTCTAATTCTGCCATAAGAATAACATAAGTATGACCATTATCTAAGAAAGCTAAATCAATTTCATTTTCTGACACAATCTTTTTTAAAACATCCGGTGAATTACCAATAATCGTTTTTATCAATTTTTCACTGAACTCTTGTTCTTCAAATATTTTCTTAGCACCATAATCTTTATGATCAACTGTCCATACAACACCAGAACCATTATCTTTTAAAGCTTGTGCAATATGAATAGTACTAAAGCCTTCAAATGTGCCTGTTTCTACTACATTTTTAGGTTTCGTTATTCTAATTAAACTATATAAAAATTCACCCGATTCGATATCAATTGCTAAGATTGCAAAACGATTTCTTAATACTGGATATTTCAAAACTTTGCTTTTTACTTTTTTTATTTCTGTATTTTTATGAGACCATTTCTTAAAATATTCTTCTCTTACTTCATGTATTTCTTTTGTGCAGTGTAAAGCATTTGTGTCATTACTTTCTGGCAGAAGTTCCCAATTCTTAGTAGGTACTACATAACATTTTTTACCAGTTTCTCTTTCCCACCACCAATCTTCTATATAATACCAATTTGGACATTTTTGTATGTCTACGAGAGAATTTTTTCGGTCAGTTAACATTATTATTCCACATAAATAATCAACTTGACTTGGAACTGTTACATTATTAGCAGAATCCATTTGTGAAGAATAATAAGTAGAACCGATTAAACGTCTTCCTAACACACCTACTATTTTATTTTCACCCGAATATTTTAATAAGTCTTTGATAAAATTTGATTTAGGTAATATGTCGTCATCAGCAAAAAGAATCCAATCATTTTTAACAAATTGAGATGCAACAAATCTTGCAATTGGTCCATAATTTTTACTGACATTAATAACAATGACAGGAAGATCTGTTTTATATGAACCCGAATTATCAAATAAAATAACTTCATCTACTTCTTCTTGGTCTAACCAAGATTGTAATACTTTTTCAAGATTTTTAAATCTTTGAAAACACGTAATAACAACTGTTACTTTTTTCATTGTTTTATATGTTAACAATTAAATTTCACCCCAACTATTCGAATTTCGAATGATTGAAATATTAGGATGATTGTTAAGTCTCAAGTATTTTCGATTTTTCAACATTGTAGATTTATCAGATGCATTTTCAGAATGCCATTGATGTCTAATCCACACTTTTTTACTTAGCCAAATAGGATTAAATCCTGCATGATTAGCTCTAATATACATATCATCATCTTCTCCTCCCCACAAAGTGTATTTTTCATCAAACCCATGCACAGATTTTAACCATTCTGTAAAAATTCCTATACAAGGACCATACGCTATACCATGCAAACGTATTTCAGAACCATCTTCTGCTAAATCAATTTTCCGACATAAAACTATTGCTTTTTTATTAGATCGTAAATTGAATATAGCTTCTTTTATGAAATCTGGACTAAAAATTGAATCAATATCTGATGATAAAACAAAAGGAGTGTTAGTTGCTTTAATTGCAATATTAAGTGCTCTACTTTTATTAAATATTTCAGTATTTCTTTTTACTTCAATAAATTTGAATTTAGAAAAAAGTTCTCTTTCCCATTTTAAATTTTCTTCAGTGCTACCATAATCAATTATAATAACATTACATAAACACGATTGAGACAAAATACTATTAACACATTTAGTAGTTGGTTCTTTTAATCTATTTTTAATTACAAGAATTAGAGTTATTTCGTTGTTCATGTATTTTGTTCTAAAATTAATTTCCAACCTCTTTTTACATATTCTTCAAATAAATCATATCTTTGTTGATTGTGCTGTAAAATAATACAATATTATGTATTTTTTAATCTATCATATTTTTGATGACAAGATGGACATAACTGATAAAAACAATTTATATTTTTTACATATGACATTTCTCTTTTATTAGCCCATTCATATTTATTTGATTTATTTGTACAATCAAAATCAAAAATATGATATTCTCTATTTTCACAATGATTAGCCTTTCCGTGTGTTTTATATAACCATGTATGTATATCAAAATACTCTTTTTTTGATTTTGCTTTCGTTACTCGATTTGTCCAAGTTTTACTTATGTTTTCACAATGTTCGGGTGTTCTAATTTTACCTGTCATCGTTTTACTAATTTGATCTTTTTCACATTGTGGTCTTTTTCTTCCAATATTCGATAAACTCATTCTTTTGCCAGATTCAATAAATATTAATGGATTGTTTTTTCTTCGAGTATTAACAGATTTTCTTTTTTGTTCGTCTGTCTGTTTTCTACCAAAATTTGGTTGTTGTTCTTTAGGCAATCCTTTGTTCCAAGCAACTTGTACGCCTTTTTTACCTTTATTCCATACAGGATGTTTAATAAAATCTCGATTATACATTTCTTTTATTTAATGGTATATATCCTCGTTCAATATATTTATCAATAGTATCCCATCTATCTCCAAAATGTGATGGATTTACAATCCAAGAAGCCACCGAATCCGAGCCAAGTTCATTACCTTTCAAACTACTCCAAACAGATTTATCTGATAACGGATGAGGCATTGTAAATGTTTTTATACCTGCGAATCTAAAACAATTAAACGATATTTGCATATCCTCACAATTATCATATCTAATTGGATCTTCTGCCCACATATATTTCAACCATTCTGTTTTAAGACCAATGACGTGCCCACCAAAGTCGCATTCGATTGAATCATCACATGGATTTCCCCATCCAGGACAATCCCATTTTTTTTCTTCTGGATGAATAATTCTACCATTCCCTACTACAATGCAATTATTTTTTTTAATAAATTCTACTGCTTTTTCAACAAAACGTTCTCCACACATAGTATCATCATCAAAGAAAAAAATATATTCGGTCTGTGCAAGAAGCCCTATTGCAAATCGCAAATGATAACGCATATTAACAGACGAATGAATTACATGTGCATCTTTTGGATAATCAAATTTAACTCCTCCTTCGTTCTGGACAATTATAAGTTTATCAGATTTTACTGTTTGATTTTCAATAGACAACAACTGTTCCTTCAAATAATTGGGTCTTTTATATGTCTGTAAAATAGTTGTAATTGTTGGTTTGTTCATAATTATGTTATTTTGTATAGCCAGGAGAGCTTCTTAAAAAATGTGAGGGTGGTTTACTATAGCTTTGAGGTATAAAACCCTAAACCAATGATCCTAGAACCTCTGGTCCTGGTTCTAAAGTAGTTTTATTACCACTTTTCAAGAGTAATTGAGTCATAAAACGGACAAGTACTTTTTGAACAGTGAATTCCCCTAAATGATATACCGTTTTCAGAAAATTCATCTCTGTAGATTCCTATCCATTCGTTACAAATAGGGCAACGGAAAAAACCCAATTGAAGTCGTTTCTCAACTTTGTCGATCTTATAATTCTTAACCCATTTTTTCTTTTTAATGTATCGCATAGTTGTTAATTAGTAAATACATCATCCCACGAATATTTAGATTTGCCTGTTCTAATTACATGTAAAATATTATTAACAAGAGGATAACAATCAAAATGTTTGAGTACATGCATTTGACCTTGTTTTGCAATTTTTTCTCGAATCTCATCATGCTTCAAATAATAATCTATTTTAGTTTTAAATTCAGTAAGATCATGAAACCAATCTAAATGTACTCCTCTTTTAAAAACTTCTTCAATTCCTTTAAAATAATGAGCAAGATAAAATGTTCCGCATGACATATAATTACCAAGCCGATCAGAACTATACTTATCTCGGTTGAAACTATTTACTCCAATTCCAATCTTCGCGCCATTGATATATCGAACATAGTCAGGATCTCCAAGCCAATTATTATCTAAACCAAATAATTTAATATGATAAAAATCAGACATTTCTTTATATTTAAGAAGTTGGTCAATAATTTCATTTCTTACAGGATTATCACCAAACCCCCGCCTTCCCGTCCATAATACATTTGTTTCATATCCTTTATCTACTGAAATATCTCGATAATAAGAAGAATCTGTAAATGTGATTATTGAACACACTGCTTTCATATTCTTCGTCAAATGTTTTCGTAAATATTCTCCTCCGTAAGTAGCAAAGAAAAAATCGATATAATTATTATGACCTAAATCATGTTCAGTAGGATTATTACGAACATCAGCACCAAATTTACAAAAAATAGCTTTTGGAAACGATTCTCGCAATTGTTTAATTGTCTCTGGTAAAATCAATTCACATTTCCCAAACCAAAACACGTTGGGTTTAATTTTATTAGCATACTTAAGTAAATTTTCATTTGGATTAAGTTCTGCACGATAATCAAATAAAAAGGCATCATAGCCATTTGCTAGGAAACCTTTGTAAAAAACACGATCGCCACACATTGGAGATGCTTGATGTATTAATCGTGAATCGAACACACCGATATGTAGAGAACGCAACATATAGTTGTTTTAAAACATTTTAAATATGTCTACTTATACGTAATTGACAATACCTTGCTACCCGCTGCAGAAATTGCATTAACTGAACCTGTGTATAAATTGTCTGAATTGATTTCAAAATAACCACCGACGGCTAATCGAATGCCTTGATTCATTACAGCATCTTCACCTAATGCTAAATAAATAACAGCATCACTATCGTTTGTTATTCTCGCAAAAACTCTAGTATCATCTGCTTCTAATACTTCTGTAGTTGTTGCAGCAACAGTTACTTTTGAATTTGTTGCTGAAGTAAAAAATACTACACTCATATTTTATTTTTTAATTTATTAAATGCTTCTTTATTATGTTTGAAAAATGTTTCTTTTGAAACGATTTCGGGATCGCCGATATGCTTAATCTCAGCTTGAGGATCTACAAATATTTTAAATCCTGCTTTCTTTGATTTCATACAAAAGTCGAAGTCGACAGAATAATGTCGTGGGGGATTATCTTTTGTGTAGAAAGTTTCGAAATACGGAAATGTTAGCTTCTTCAGAACTTCCATTTTTATTAAAATTGCTCCGCTACCAACGACATCTACTTCTTGAAATACTTCTGGCAAAATTGGATAATGTAATCCATCTTCTTTCTTTCTATAAACACAAGGCGTATATTCGGGTCTTCGTTTAAATGCTAAAGCACCAACTATATCTACATCGTGAGCAAGTAATTTTAATGCTAAGTCTGGCTCAAACTGATGATCGTCGTCAATCATCAACATGTGCGTGAAGTCAGAAGTTTTCAATGCCTCTTTCACAAGATTATTTCTTGCAGTGTCGATCATTGAACGTACTTGCCAAATAACACGCGTCGTAGGCGTAAGTTGCAATCCCATTAAACTACTTGCAAATCGATAATCGACATTCCCATTCGTGGGCAGACCAATTATAAGTTTATTTTCCATGTTTTAAAAACATTTAGAAATTTATTTGAAAATGAATATAACAACTGTCCAAATAAGACTTACTAAAATCGTAACAACTGTTATTGTTGTTTTAGTTTTTAATTTATAATTTTCAAGCTCTTTTATTCTGTTGCAGTGATCATGTACATTTCCGTTGATTTTACCCAAATGTATGTTGATATGTTTTAATTCTTCTTCCATTCTTACTTGTGTCTTAGAAACATTAGCGAGTTCCTTAGAGACATTGAGAATTTCTTCGTAGATTTTACTTTCACTTTTCATTTGATTTACAAAATTAAAAAATAAATTGTAATTCCTGCTTCAACATTTCGCTAATGCGACAACTCCACAGGCTCGACCCGCTTCAACAGCGGTGATAATGCAAACTTTTTGATATTATTTGCTGCTAATATATCTCTATCGTGTGTAGTTTTACATTCTGGACACGTCCAAGTTCTTTGAGAAAGTTTCAATTCTTTGTTTATCCAGCCACAACTACACATTTTACTGGATGGTTCAAATCTACCAATTGTAAGTAAATTTTTTCCATACCATTCACATTTATAAGTTAATTGTCTTACGAATTTAGACCAACTTACATCTGCTATAGCTTTTGCTAAATAATGATTTTTCAACATTTCTTTAACGTTTAAATTTTCAATAGCATACGTATTCACTTGGTTATCGTGAGTAAGTTGATAAGTTAAATTATGTAAAAAGTTCGACCTTTGATTTGTTATTCTATTATGTAATTTTGCTACTTTGAATTTTGCCTTTTTTCTATTCTGACTACCTTTTTTCTTTTTACTTAATCTTCTTTGCAAAATAGATAATCTTTGTTCATTTTCTTTCGAATATTTAGGATTTTTTATTTTCTTTCCATTTGATAATATAGCAAAATCTTTAATTCCTAAATCAATTCCTATTGTTGTTTTTTCTTTTACTGCTTTCAATTTTGGCAATATAATATCTTCTTCGACATTGTAAGAAACAAAATATTGATTGATATTATTTTTTGAAATAGTTGCTTTAATTATTCTACCTTTGAATTTTCTATCTACTCTTATTTTTATTTCGCCTATTTTAACAAAACTCGCTTTTCTATTTTTCCAATCTATTTTATTTCCTTGTGGCATACTAAATGATCGTTTTCCTTTTTTACTTTTAAATCTTGGAAATCTATTATGCTTCTTAAAGAAATTAGCATATGCTTTATCTAAATTTCTTAAAGCCATTTGAAGAGATTGAGCATTTATTTCTTGTAGCCATTCATTTTTCTTTTTTAATTCAGGAAGTTCTTTTGATATTTCAAAACACGATAGTTGTTTTTTATCATTTTGATATGCTTTGATTTTTTGTTCTAAACCATAATTAAATATCCACCGCATTGCTCCAAAATGTTTTTCTAATAATGTCTGTTGTTCTTTGTTCGGATAGATCCGATATTTATATCCTTTATTCATATAGATATTATAACACATCTGTACAGTTTGTCAAGTTTCATTTTGTAATTCAAAATAGATAATAATTTTCTACCTAGACATTGCTCTGCTACGTGTCTACTTTGACGTATTCTTTTGCTATCTACATAAATTACCCATCTATTCTTATGAAGATATTTTCCACCTTTCCAATTCCAACTTTTTTCAAGTGCATATCGTCCCGTTCTAGATGCACTCATTAGATCTTTTGTAGATTGTTTGTGTTTCTTCCCATACATTCCATTTTTTGTACCCGCTATTAGATATCCTCGTCCCGTCATTGCATTATTTTTACCAGAATAATCATGATGTTTGTAAAAACATTGTAATGTACAAAATTTTCTTTTTTCAGCAGCCGTTGGTGTAAGATATATTGTAATTCCACATCCTTGACATATAAATGGTACTGTGCCTCGACTCCATTGATAAATATTTGACATAAAAATGCCCTTTCTGTAAACAGAAGACTGTTGTGCATAATCACGTTAAGACGACTATGAACAACAGACTACTATTTCTTAACGATTTGAAAAAATAACTACATCGTATCCTTTAACTTCTCTTACCAATTTGGACAGTAAGGGTAAGAGTATACCGTCCAAATAAACTTAAAGGATTATTGATTTGTTCTGTTCACACGTAAATCAAACGCGGATTCTTAGTCAATTTTTTTTGAAGTTAAACAATCGAGCTCCATCCCTTGCGCCAGTCCCCCCACAAAATTTCCGTTTTTGTTATATGTGAAAAATTTCACAAAGTTAAGTCATTTCTGCTTAACTCTGAACGTTAGTGCTTCATTTTTTTAAGGTATATAGCACACTTACCTTATTGAACAAAAATTTGTCAATATTATTTTTCCGTTCAGTCCAGACTATACCTTGTACTTTTTTAAAAAGTACCTCTCCGTCTAGTCGTTACACTTTCAAAAGCAAATTGCTTAAGCTTAGCTCGGGATTGTCCTCATTATAAATAAATTTTTCAATTTATTTAATAAGGAGTTTCCCCGAATTTGAAGAGTAAGGGCAAAAAAATTACCCCTCCAATCGATCGATTTTGTTACTACTTTATTTACATAAAGCGGATAAGTCATTTCTGCTTATCTCCACACGTCGCCGCGTGGACCAGACTATCCCATCATCCATTTCTGGATGTTCGAATTATAGTCGTTGAACCTTCCTGAATTTTTCAGGCTTGGCTGCAGATTGTCTGCAATCTTCCGTTGTTACCATTTAGGTAGGAAGATATACTCAGAGTTTCCCGCAATTTATCGAATTTTATCATTATGAATTGCTTCATAATGCGGCAAATTTGTCTACCGTAGTATAGCTTCTTGCGCATAAACGCAGATTCTGTGTTTGAGGTTAATGAAGAGAAGACAGGTTTCTTTCGCATCTGTAGAATCAATGGTTTGATTACTCCACGAGTGTCAAACAGGTACCAGTTATTAGCATCTGTAAGATACTCAGAAATCAAGAGATCTAACGAACCTTTCAGAACGTTGGTTGCCATCTTATTCGTGGTAGTACCTTCCTCTGGATAGAACTGTGAGTTCAATAACTCTTTAGCAGTCCATTCAAGATCAGGCGGTACAGTCAACAAATTTGGCTTTGTGCCAGCAGGTTTGCCTTTGTCATTCTTGAATTTTCGCATTGCCGTAATAGCAGCACGAAGTCCAGAAACGCCTAAAGCATCAGTGCCTTCATTTGCTTGTGTACCCGATTCTCCTTCTGTATGATCTGTTGCAAAGTACGCTTTGCCATCATAACACGAAAGAGTCACACCATCATAAATAGTGCCCGCTGTTCCCGATGTGCTAGTCCCTTGAGCAATCAATGTGAAAGCCATTTCACCAAAAAATCGCACAGCTTCAGTAGCAAGTTCTTTTACACGAATTTCAATTTGTCCATATTGGTCGTCATCGATCGCATTTTTGTCAACAGCAATTGAAGATTCAAAATCTCTATTAGCAATAGAGAAATTGTGCTCCAACATACCTTGAGGAATACGTTCATCTTTCCATTCGTGCATTTTTGGAACTCCACCAAGCCATGGATATGTTTCAGAACTCTTTGATGATCCAATTTGCGATGCTAGTTTTGCGTATTCTTTATCAGCTGTTTCGTACGCTTTCATGAACTCTGTTCGCATTCCAGCAAGTAATAACTTCGGAATATCACCTTTATTAAGCATATTTTATTTAGCAGCTAAGTCGATTCTCAACTTAATGTTTGAAGAATCAACAATGTCTACACAATAACCAGCTAAAATTGAATTTGTCGAACTAGTATCTACAGCGTTGTCGTCTCGAATATACATTGCTACACCAAGATCTGTTTGAACAGCTGTTGGCTTAGGTATTTGATACACTCCTGTTTTGTACACTCGTACAGAAATATCTCCATCAGAACCACTTGAGTTGTCAGCTTTCTCGACAGCGATGCCAAGAAAAGTATAACTACCTGCGTTTGATCCTGGTGAGGCATAACCTGTGCCTTTATCAACTACTATTGCACCTTTGTATATCGTTGCAGACTCTTTGACTTTAACATCAATGATCTCACCATCTTGTCGTTTTGCTTCAAAATTATCAGATAATGCAGTCATTTAATTTTTAATGTGCTAGTTAATTTGAATTGAATATTCAAATTTCGGTTAAAAAATTGTTTCTTTCATTTCATCTTCTTCTTTTTTCAATTCCTGTGCATGTGTCCAAGATTCCTTTGCGTCCTCGTCAGATAAACCTAATTTATCTTTAAAGAAGCTTTTTGCATCCTTTGGCATTTCACCAGAAGTCTTGTTGACAGGAGCTGAATCATTTACATCAGTTCCTTTTTCTTCGAAATCAACTATTTTCGGTTGTGCATCTAAGAAGTTTTTCATGACTTCGTGAAGATCGACCTTTTTGTCATCACTAAAATCAAGCGCTTTCTTAGAAGCAAACAATTTAATGAAGGCTTCCTTTTGAGCAGGAATAATTTTGCCCTGCTTCAGGTACTCTTCATACGTATTCTGTGCCTCTGCTAAGTCAACCTTAGCATCGGACTGAACATCTTCATCTTCTTTAGACTTTTTAACCTCTAAAGAAGAATCAGATAATTGTTTTGCCATTTCTGCTTTGCATGTTTTTACTGCTTCAGCAAATTTTTTGCCAGCTTTCAGTTGTTTCTTCATGCAATCAGCATATTTTGATTTGTCGATATTTTTTTCATATTCAGATTTTACAATGTCTTCGTCTTTTCCATCATCGACCATTTTCTTGATGCATTCGTTTAAAGAAGCATCAAGAGATTTGTTAATTTCTTCATCCGAAACTTCTTCTGGTGTTTCAGTATCTACTTTTTCATCCTCTTTAATGTCTTCTTTCTTTTCTTCTGTCTCGTCTTCTTTCTTTTCAGTGTCATCTACGATAGGATCTTCTTTTTTCTCTTCAGTAGAAATTTCGTCTTCTTTATTAATTTCCATAGATAATTCAATTAATTTATTTTTAATATTTGTAATTTCTTCTTTAAGTGATAATGCAGTATCCTCAAACTGAAGAACGGGTCGACCTACAAAGTCTTCAGATAAAGGGATAAACCCTTGCATTCCCTTAATATATGGTTCCTGCACAAGTGCTGCATGCAACATAGTAGGTCCCACAAATTTATTAGACGTTTTCACTAAATAATTTGGATCGATACTAGCAGAAACGCATTTAATTAATCCGTCTTTTATTTTTTTCGCGATTGTCTTATCTTTGACTTCAATTATAGCATCTAATCCTTTATCAGTCTGGATCAAGTCAACAACATTGCCTGTATTTTTCGAAGGGTCATTCGTATGTGTCAATGGAACTGACACATTTTCGATAACTTTTTCTTTGAAGTTGTCTACTATTTTTCCTACTAAATCTTTTGTGATTTCCAGCACTCCTTTTTCTGCATCCCAATGATACCATTTACCAAACTTTAAAACTTGTTTCCGAAATGTGTCACCATCCTTTAATTCAATATTCGTTGTAGAGTTAAGTTGATATATTGGTCTGTTTTCAGAAACGTCATCAAAGTTATATGTATGAATTTCATCTGACAAAGTTTCTTCTTTTGTGGTCTGCATAAATTTTATTGCATTTTCAATTATTTCTTTTTCTTCATCAGATAACTTTCCTGCTAACACTTGAAGATTTCCAATAATTGCATCATCTTCATCTTCTAATAATTCATATGATACTTTTTTTTCAGGAACTTTCTTGTCAAATTGTTTATAATGTTGAGCAAGATGATTATATGTCGCATCAATTTCTTCAGCTGGTATGTTTGTTTTGCCTTTAATGCCAAGCAATTCCGTCATTGCTTTTGCGACGCCTTGCCAAACAACTACTAAATTACCGTCTTTCACAGTGTGATGCTGCAATTTATAACCATCTATGCTTTTCGTGTTGTTCGGGTCACACCACGCAAAAGCTTCTTGATATTTACTCCAATCAATTGTGTCATTATTGCCAGAACCATCTGAACTAGCATAAATAGCAATTTCATTTTTTTCAGAAGCAGACCATTCTTCTAAAACATCTGCAATAGGAGATTTTTCAATAGTTTCCTCTTCTAATGAATCGACAAGATTTTGAATACCTTCTTTAATTTCTCTTGCTGTTCGTGTTCCTGCAATGTCTTTTAATTTTTCTAATATGTTCATATTTTGATTTTTTGAAGTGTACGCATCAACTGCAACAGCTTCATTATTTGCTGGCACAGAAACTAATGATACTTCAACGAATTTAATTTTATTAATTTGATAAACACCATTTGAAATTTGTTCTTCTTCAATTACACGTCCACTAATTGACCATTTGCTAATAATTCCTTCGGTGACCTTAGTCCAAATATCCTTTTCTGTTTTTGATAAAATTACTTTGATCAATAAACCTTTGTCATCAACTTCTGTATCGATCACCTTGCCAATAGGTCTATTTGAATCATGATTGAAAAGAACAGTAGAATATTTCACGAAATCGTTTTTTGCTCCGAGCAGAGCGTCTTTAGTGATTTGATCATTTCCCGTATCAACATCAAATGTTGAAGCATATCCCCAAACAATCCAATCTCCTTTATTCTCTTCTGTTTTCGTTACTGAATTCTGGAAAGTTCTTTTTTTATATTCACTCAACTCCTTCTTTTTTATCTTCACCCATTTGTTTCCAACTTTTTTGTAAAGTTTCTTCCATTGAGTCCATGCTATTGCTATTGCGTTTTTAATGCCTGGCTTATTTTTAACAGCATCGTAAATTTCTGCAAGTTTATTTATTTGAGCAAGTGTCATAGGAGCTCCTTCTGCATGAGTTGGAAATCCATTGTCTTTCGCTGAATTGATTGATACGTATGGCATACGATAATTATTATGTATTATGTACTATTGTAATATATTTTTTTGACCTTGTACAAATATGTCATTTGATGATCGCGAGATATATTCTTTAGAATTCTGGCAGAAAAAAAATAAAAAGTTATCGTTTTTCCAGAGGTTTTAAGAAAATTTTTGCTATATATATTAGTCTTGTTAATTTAGTCTTGTTAATTTAGTCTTGTTACTGGACTATTATAGTCCTACCCCGGACTATTATAGTCCTACCTAATTTACATATTTTGTTTAAGATTACACCAAGTATCCTTAGGTACTTTTTTCCAGTGTTTTTTGTGCAATAATCGATATATGTTATGAGAACCATCTGTTCGTTCAACTGATATAATATTCAATTGTTCTAATATTTTTATACCTCTTTTAACTTTGTCTAAAGATATTCCCATTTCTAATGCAATATGTTTTCGACCTGGGAAAGCTTTTTTCGTTTTGCTATTAGCATGACGTTTTAATGCTATATACAACAAATTTAGCATATTTGTCTATAAAATCATTATCAATCATAAAGTAATGACCAATACTTTCATCAATTACAATTGATGGGTTATTGTAATTAATTACTTTTCTTTTTACTTTTTTTGTTTTGTTTGTTTTTTCAAAATTGTCCATAAATTGATCTATATTATCTATATTCATATATTTTTTGTTATATTAATTAAATTTGAACGATGACCTATTTATTTGTAGTTATTTTGTATGTCAATGTAATAATTTGACATTTGCCTTTTTGCTTTTCAATAGTAATATGTTCATTTGCTTTTAAACAATTTAACCATTTTTTGATATTTACTTTAGTAGTATTACATTTTTTTGCAAAAATGCTTTCAGATTGAAAACACTGTCCATTCATGTTAACTATATCAATAATAATTGCAAATAATTTTTTTGTACCTATTGATATATTTTTATACTTTTGTATTTCTGTTTTTAAAAACTCTTTTTCTCTTGTTGTCATATTAGATTTTTTTAAAAAAACTCTTTTAGCAAAGATCCTAGATCCTTAGCCATGAAATATAACGACGAATTTCGTTGGATCAGGATCTTTTCTAAAAAAGTTCTTTGACGTTATTTATAAATGTGGCTAAACATTATTTGTATTTTGTATTATACTAACAATAATCTACTATGTAAACTTATAGTAAGAGTCAAGAGTTAATTATTTATTTCTCAAAATTCCAGGTGGGTAATTCATCTGTTCCAGGGTTATTTGGAGTAGCTCCTTCTATATATTTTTTTCTATCTTCTGGTAGTGTTTCGGGACAATACTTTGTACAATAATCAAAAATAATATATCTCATTGCACCACTTGGTCTTCCGAGATAAAATTTATCTTTAATTAAATCTTTAACTCCTTTTCTTTGTTCTTTATCGCTGATAGATGCATCAACGATTGTTAATATTTGTCCGAGAAATCTTTTACTTATTTCCTCATAATTCTCTTGCAAATATCCATTTAACTGATAAATTGGTTTTAACTTTGCTTGACTCATTTGATTTTTCCTTTCTTGACTTGACTCTTACTATAAATTTGCATTATGTGTCAAGAGGCCACCAACATTTTTTACAATGTTTATTACAATCTGGGTTAAGTGTCCCACAACGTTTGCATGTTTTCATATTTTTTACTTTAATATTAAATTGCTGTATGTTCATGAAAGTCATATCCAATAGCTATATCTATAACTCCTCCAGAAGTATTCGTAACTTTTACTGTATAATTCTTATTATGGTCAAACCACCAGTATGCTCCCGTGGTTTCTCCTCCAACAGCTGAAAACTTTCCTGCTGCTCCGAGTAAAGCACATTCCAATTCAGTTCCATCAGCACCAATAGTCGGGTCTCTAAAAAAAGTTGCATCTGGACTTGCATCAGTTTCACGATTTAAACAACGAGGAATTACAGTAGTTCCATCACCCGTTATAGTTGGAGTTTCATAAAGGAAAAGATTTGCTTTCCCTGAAGTCATTATTCCAATATTCCCATGAGGAGTTTTATCTCCTGCTTTTATAAGAAAATAAACAGAATTAGTATCAGCAATAGCTGACCAACAATAATTAGCATAAAACTCTTTAGATTCTTTGATTCTATGATGAACGGCTCTTGCAACCACTAAAGCATCACAACAAACAGATGCACCAACAATATCTATCTGACCATGTCTATCGTCATCTACTAACATTCTTCTTCCATTCCCTGCTGCATCTCTAAATCCTCTGGTATGCAATCTTCCAGCTGAATCAACAATAACATAACGAACTGTTCCGCTTCCATCTATATCAGAATTTCCTTTTAATACAATTTCACTTTCACCATCGTCATTAACTTTTATTACAATATATTTGCCATCAGATGTCCGTCCAACGATTATTTGTTTATTAGTATTTTCAATTTCTTCTGCCATTGTTATTCATTAGCCAATTAAACACTTCTAGCTTAATTTCTAACTTTATTACTTCGTCTTTGTGTCCTTTTCTTTCATTCTCTAAAAAAAGAGCATGAATTCGTTTTTGTTCATGTCGTATTTCTTTCACAGATCTTAATTCTCTTTTGATTTTCCGATTAGTTCTATATCTGCTTAAAATAGTTCTTGGAAGTTGTATTAATCTTTTTATCATTCTTTTATCATTAATTTAATATTAAAATCTTCATCAACTGTTGAATTACTAATTGCAAGTGTGCAAATTCCAAGTACAGGTAATTCTAACAACTCGTTTAACTTGCCAATCACATTAGTTCGAGTTAATATTACGTCATCGTCACTATCCGTAATTGTAAAATCAAACACTGTCGATGAAGAAGATGATTTAATAAAGATATGTTTAATATAACCGCCTGGAATATACAAAGTGTTTCCACACCATTCACCAGAGTCAATTTCAATTGTTTCGCGATATGTATAGAATAACATATTAGTAGATAGTTAATGGAAAAAACACATCGTCATGATTTGAATAATTTTTATATCCTATCTTTTTCATTTGTTCAATATGCTCTGGATAAACTGCAATATAGCCTTCTACTTTATTATGACCACAACAACACTCAAGAGTTTTAATTTTCATCTTCCATAATTTTTTAATTTCATCTAATATGCAATTATCAATATTGCATAACTTATATTTACCTGTAGAATATTTCCAGAACGTTTTAAGCACTGTGCTATTTGAATAACTTCCCATTTCTACATTTTGACATTTACACATGTTATATGTTAATTAATTCTTCGTAACATTTCTTTGTTGCGCGAGCATCACCCAACGCAGAATGAGCATCCTCAAATTCAATCCCAAAGAAATGTCGATATAGTTCTGTTAATTTAGGCCATTTCCCAAATATTTTCCTGCTTTTCTGCATAGTGCAAAATCTTTTGTCTTTATGCAACGCATTAACAATCTCTTCTTTATCAATTCCAAATCTTAATAGATTTGCTTTTATGATCGAAATGTCAAAGTAAATATTATGGCCAACTAACTTCTCTGCTTTCTTTGCAGCTTCTAAAAACTCAGTTAAAATTTCTTTCCCATCTCTACCCTCTTTCATTGCTCTTTCTTGATTAATGCTGTGAATGTCAGCTACTTTTTCAGGTATCATCCAACCATCTGGTTTAATAATATAACAATGTTCTTTGTCATTAATCCAAGCAATCTGGACAATATAAGGAAATCTATCATAGTCTGTTTCCCAATTTGCTCCATTTGGAATTAATCCTGTCGTCTCGACATCAAAAGTCAACATACTTTATGTCCCTCCTTATCCCACGAGATCCGTAGATTCTCCTTCCCCCATTTATCATATCCTATGCCGAAATGTTCTGCAATCCATTCGAATAATGCAGACATTGTTTCTTTGTCAGTATCCCTGTCTTCAATAACTTCTTTTTGTGTTTCAAAAACTCCCTCCTTAACTTCCTCGTCCCATGAGAGAATGTAACCATTAGTTATTCTGTCAATTTTCATAATATCTCATCAATAATAAAATCTGCCATGTCGTCATTCGTCCATTCTTCCAACATATCTATCTCTTCACTATTCTTATCAGGTTGCTTACAATTCCGTATATATTTCTCAAATCCCCATTCATCTAATAATTTTTTTATTTCAGATTTAGTCATACAGGAAGGAGGTGAATCGAACACCTGACTCTGGTTTTGGAGACCAGTGTTTTACCTTGCTAAACTACCGACCTAAACTTTTTTCTGCAAAAGCACGACCATATGCTTCAAACTTTTCTGTAAAATACGGATCGTCTTTTAGTTTGATTGCTTTTTTAATTAATTCTGTTTTTAACTCCTTTGACACTTTAACAGCAGGTTTTTTTAATTTGTCAAATGTTTCTTTCTTACCCGACTCAAAAGCTTTCAAAGCCATTTCTGCAGGATCCATTCGAGTTTCTAATCCTAAATACTCTGCAACAGAATTAGCTAAAGTTGATACATATTCAGAAGACAATAAACTAGGATCTTTTGTTACTAAGTTTTTAAATATTTCAAGTAGGTAGTTCTTTTGAGCACTGTGCAACGGTTGAAGCTTAATCTTCGGATAACTACCATTTTTGAAATTCCAATCTATCAATGGAGCAACAGCCCATTCATTCAAAGTATCCTCCATTGTTCTCATTACAGTCTGGAGCATCATAACAATAAATTCATTTTGCTGGCTAACACCGCTTCCATAAGTGTATGCATATTTAGATTTTGTCCCCGTTTGAATCGCTTGCGCGAGTGTTGATAATACAATTTGAGTATCATGATGTTCAATTAAACTTAATACATCATAACCACTGCTTGCACGATCAATTTCTAAATCAAATCCAGTCGGCAAAGTTACTCTCGTATTTGCTCCAATATTATCTACAGCAGATTCAGCAGCAACTACTTCACCGCTGCTCATTGGCTTATTTAGCTTAAGCATTTTTACTCCAATAGCATCAACTTCTGCTTTTTTATGAGCCAGATAATAAAGTTTATGTTTCTTATCATAGTGATACCAAGCCGTTTTTAAAATTGACTCTCCATAAAAAGGATGTCTCTCTTTCTGGAAAGTATAAAGAACTATTTTTTCTGGTGGAATATCAATATCAACTGTCCTAGTTCCGAATGTAGCTGTTTGATGAACACCTTTAAATCCTCCGTGCTCATCAGCTCTAATCGAAATAGTAGAAGCATCTCGTTGAGCTAATTTTTTCCATCCAATTTTTCCTTTGTATTTTCCTTCTTTAATTATATGGGGAACTTTTTCATACACACGAAATCCTTCGAAAATAGCTCTGGTCATATCAGCAATAATAAAAGAAAGAGGAGTAGACATTCCCCCTTCCTTTTGTGTTTTTAAAAAAACAGTTTCGATAAAATCTCTTTCTCCTTTATCATTTTTGCCAGGAAGAATTTTAATCGGAGTAGATTGAATTGGCATAGCAAACAGTCTGGTAATTGCACGGATCGTACCATCATTTTCCTGCATTGAAATATAAGAACCAATAGAACGAGAATCAGGATTTTCTTCCTCATTATAAGTACCAATGACAGTATCAGATCTTAAACCCAATTCATTCATTAATTGAGGCACTGTCAATTTTGGGGAGTCGTTAGAAATTTTTTTCTTTTTGAATCCCGTTAAAAAAGAATAGAAAGACATAGAGTAAGATTAATTATTTTTATTATAACACTAAAAGTAAACTTCGTAAAATATTACTATATTTTTAATTTTTTTTAAAAAGTTTTTAAATGTAGTTTGAATGTAGATTTGATTTATTTTTATGTTTTTTATTTTACATATTTTGCTATATTGTTTGTATGATATTTTTAATATTTATTTTATATTACTGAAAAAAATTTTTAATACATTCTTTACCTTACTTATTTACCTTACATATATTACTATATTACTTTATTAAAAATTATTTTACATATAATACTATATTACTTATTTGAAAAATATTTTTAATAAATCTTTTACCTATTTACTTTATCTTACCTTACATATATTACTATATTACCTTTATTATATTTATTTTTAATAATTTTTTTACCTTATTTTCTTTACTTATTTACCTTACATATATTACTATATTACTTTATTAAAAATTACTTTTGATATATTTGAGA